CTTAAAGGAAGTAGAACCGTTAAAGCTAATACACTTACTTTACGTTTTCCATTAAAATTCACACTATCTCCTAGGCTAGAAGGCCAGTTCTTACCCTATATGACTGTCACTCATATAAAGCAACCTAGCGTCTGTCTGCTAGGTTCGTACTGCAACCCTTTTGTTACGTAGTTAGTGATGGCCCAGTCGCCTGGGCCATGGATATACCGTAGCAGTAACTACAGGGGGTCTGCAACCGCCAACGTGCGGTAGACTTTATTGTTCTAGAAAGGACGCTAAGTATGCCAAAATGCAATATTTGTGATAATAAGGCAGTATTCCAGATAAATAACCCTGGAGCTGAGGTTCAACGTTTTTGTAGTGAACACCTGCCATGGTTTATTAACCGCGTAATTCTACCTGCACACGTACAAGTTTTGAATGAACCAAAGCCAGAACCAGTGAAGGAAGATAAGGCAGCTAATGAGAGTCGAAAGAATAGCAACAAAGCAAGTACACCCGGTACCGACGAAAGTGCACCAGCCGAGGGGTCCCTTCCCGCCTGAGGTTTTAGCCGAGTCTAAAATTGTTAGAGACTACATTAAGCAGGCAGATGACGGTGGAGAACAGGATTCTGTAGAGGGTACCGCCCAAAACAACTTTCAGCCAACTCGTTGGTTTAGATGCAATGATTGCAGTATGCTTGTATCAGAGGCTCAATTAGAAACCCACTCTTGTTAAGGTAACACATGTCAGACTCACTTGCGGAACAGTATCGAAAATTAGCTCAAGTAGAGCTTAATCGTGGTTCTCGCATGAGCAATGCCGATAGATCTAGATTTAACCAACTTGCTACTCAAAAGATCATTAATGACAAAATCGCTAAAGATATTGAAAAGGGTCGTCAATACCTAAAAGAGGCTGAAGAACTCTTTGGAACTACTGAGCCAGGTAAGCCAAATAACGTAGTTGATTACCGTTATGACCTTAGAGAGTATTACGGGGCTAATGGTCATTATATATCTCCTGAAGACATGGTTTTACATGGTCCGGCTGATTTTTCTGGAATTGATGTAGAAGTACCTACATCCACCAGTATGCCAGATCGTCCCCGCACTGTAGCTGCTGCCTATGACCGTGGGCGTAAGACTTTGACCATAGTTTTTGGTACAGGCAAGATTTATAACTATTATGATGTTGAAGACGGGGAATGGGTAGATTTTAAGAATTTAGACACAAAATGGAAATACATACGAGATGTACTTGATAATAAACCTCGTGGTTATGCTAATAGGGGTCAAATTCCTCCACAGCTAAACTACGTAGCTTATCGAGCATATCGTCTATCTCAGATTGGAAAAACTCTAAAGTAATGGCACAGACACGGGATATAGGGCAATTCTACTGGCACGGTATTAAATATTCAGTTAAGCCTAAAGAACTTAAAGAACCGGCAGAAACCCAAGAGATAGATCCACCTTTTAGATTTGGAAAAGGCTATGCATTTCGCCTACCATTTAGCAGACGAGGCCTTGTAATAGGCCGTTGGAGAGAGACCGGCTTTAATGAGCATGAAGCCCTTACCTTTGCTGTAAACGGACGCGGCCTTACCAAGGATGAGATAGACTTAGATTATATTAGATATGGGGCAAAAGATGATTCAGATAAAGTTCAAAAAGCGTAAAAAGTCTATTCAGAGAGAACTAACTCGAGTTCAGAAGAGAATTCAGCTTTTGAACAATGACGATCTTGTTGCATGGGCTGAAAACTCTATTTATGATATTGCTAGAAACCTTTCGTCCTGGAGAAAGACAAAAGACCCTTTTTACTTAGACGAAGCAAATATGGCATCTGAAGTTCTTCATGAGGCTATCCACCTAGTTCATAAGAGAGAAACTGATGCGTGAAGATTATGATTTTGAAGACTTTGAGCAAAATAGCGACGAGTTTGATTTAGCTGATGACATCCTTAATTTTGAGGATGAAGAAGAGGAAGTAGAATATGAGCCCGAAGAAGAAGACGATGATCTTGATGATGGTGATCCTGACGGCTTTACTCCCCTTAGCGATGAAGAGTTTGAAGAAGAAGATGATGGGTTGGATGAGCTCTCTAGAGAGTTCGTTGCATCACTTGTAGATAAAATTATGTCTTTCATGAAGCTCCTAGTGGGCCATGATCTACACCCATATCAGAAGCCTTTAGCACGCCGAATTATTGAGTCAGTAATTATTAATGACGGTGAAGAAGTAACAGCTCTTGCAGCACGTCAGTCAGGTAAATCTGAAACTATTGCTAATACTGTAGCTACCCTTATGGTTATTCTTCCACGCTTGGCACGCATGTATCCTGACCTATTAGGAAAGTTTGGGGACGGTATCTGGGTTGGCATGTTTGCTCCTGTACAAGCACAGGCAGAAACATTGTACTCTAGAACCGTATCCCGCCTAACAAGTGAGAATGCTCTTGAGATCCTCGGAGATCCCGAGATTGACGATGCCACAGCTAAAAGCCCAGGAGTTACACGAAATATTAAACTTAAGAACTCTGGCTCTACCCTTATGATGATGACAGCCAACCCAAGAGCTAAAATTGAATCTAAGTCTTTTCACTTAATAATTATTGATGAGTGTCAAGAAGCAGATGACTTTATTGTTTCTAAGTCTATTTCCCCTATGGGAGCTTATTACAACGCTACAATTGTAAAGACTGGTACCCCAACAACTTCTAAGAATAACTTTTATAGGGCTATTCAACTTAACAAACGACGTCAAACAAGCCGTTCTTCCAAACAGAACCATTTTCAATGGGACTGGAAAGATGTGGCAAAATTTAACGCTAACTATGAAAAGTTCATCCGTAAAGAAATGCTGCGAGTGGGAGAAGAGTCTGATGAATTTCAGATGTCTTATAATTGCAAGTGGTTGCTAGAACGAGGTATGTTCATCACCTCAGGAATTATGGACGATCTTGGGGATACATCTCAAGAAGTGCAGAAGTCATACCATATGTCGCCCGTAGTTGTGGGTATTGATCCAGCCCGTAAAATGGACTCTACAGTTGTAACAGTAGTGTGGGTTGACTGGGACCGTCCAGATGAGTTTGGATATTACGATCATAGAGTACTTAATTGGCTAGAAATCCAAGGAGATGACTGGGAAGAGCAGTATTTCCAAATAGTAAACTTCTTAGGAAACTATGACGTATATGCCGTAGCTGTAGACGCTAACGGTGTAGGAGATGCCGTAGCCCAACGTTTAAAGATGCTATTACCTAGAGCTGAGGTAATGTCTATAACCTCCAGCCCCACCGAACAATCTAAGCGTTGGAAGCACATGCAAGCCCTTATTCAACGTCAGTTAATTTCATGGCCTGCCCATGCAAAGACTCGACGCCTAAGAATTTGGAAGCGTTTTTATCAGCAGATGGTGGATGCTGAAGTTCGGTATAAAGGACCTAACTTTTTAGTGGCTGCCCCCGATGAAGCTCATGCCCACGATGACTTTGTTGACTCCTTGGCCCTGGCCTGTTCATTAACTCAAGAGCTAGTTATGCCTACTGTTGAAGTTAGTTCGTCACCGTTCTTTTAAATAACCTCAAGGTTTAGACACTAAAAACACCTATTTGGGTGGAAACTATACCCGAGGACCTCAATCCCAACCCTATAGGAGAAAAACAATGGCAGAAAACATTGCACCAAACCCAGGATTCCCTGAGAAGGTTGGCGCCACTTACGAACGTAAGATGAGCCCAGCTGCTCCAGGTCTCCGTGGACCACTTCGTTTTGAAGAAGGTATTGCTACAGATACTGACGTACCTAATGATTTCCAACTTGGAATTAATCAGGGATACGACACTCCAGCTAGTCGTCCAAACCACAATGAAGCTGTGCACACTAAGCCAGCTGCAGAAACAATGAGCGAGCGCGCTCACGTAGGTTCTGCTGCTTGGGTAGAAGCACCAACATTCATTTCTGAATACGAGAACGGTAACTTTCAGGATTATGCTGAAGCTACTATTGAAGAAGTATTCCGTAGTGGCGGTCGCTACGAGCGTCCTAACCCAGCTCGAGTTAACGACTAACTAAGGTACAATTTAAGTAGGGTACCCGGTCTTGTACCCCTTCTCCGAGACCGGGCACCCCTTAATTTAGGAGATAACTGTGGCAAAAGTTGCTAAGAACCAGAAGTTGTGGAACAGCATCATGCGACAGGCAAAATCTAAATATCCAACAAGAAGTCCAAATGCTCACACAAATCAAGCAGCTAATCGTTGGGCCTCACAAGAATATGCACGTGAGGGTGGAGAATGGGTAAGCTCTATCAGAGAAGTTCCAGGAAATCTTAGAGATCTTAAAACTGAAGCAGTTAAAAAGAAAAAAGCAAAGATAGCAAAAATTAAACGAGATAAAAAAAGGGCGGGGTTAGTTTAATAAATGAGTATTGATTTTAGTCCTCCGTCGTATAGAGCCGCGTCCTCTGATCTTACTATTTCTATTTCCCCACTGGGACTTGTTGAACTTGCTGATGAAGAGTTTGAAGTACACGGTCCTCGTCTAAACCGGTACTCACTTAACTGGGCAATGTATCTCGGCCACCACTGGCCTTATCGCCGTGAACTTGGCGAATCACAGATGGTATATAACTACTACCGTGCATTTACAGATTATTTAATTAACTTTACTTTTGGTCGCGGAGCATCATTCCGTAGCCCCCACTCAACTGAAGCAATCATTCCAGACATCTTAAAGCGTGTGTGGGAAACTGATAATGATAAGCATGGTGTTCTTTGGGAAATGGGACAGCAAGGCGGGGTCTCAGGAGACTGCTTTGTTAAAGTAGCCTATGAAGAGGGTTTTGAAGATCCATCAGGACGTAAGCATCCAGGAAAGGTTCGTGTTCTTCCTTTAAATGCTTCTTTCTGTTTTCCAGAGTTTCACCCACACGATCGTTCTCGTCTTATTAGATTTAAACTCAAGTATCGTTTCTGGGGTACATCTCTAGAAGGTACTCGTCAGGTATATACATACACTGAGATTCTTACAGACGATCGCATTGAAGAATATATCAATGACGAACTTATTGATTCACGCCCTAATCCAATTGGCGTAGTTCCTATTGTTCATATCCCTAACGTACGTGTATCAGGTTCCCCATGGGGACTTTCTGATTGTCACGACATCATCGTACTTAATCGTAATTATAACGAAGTAGCTACAGACGTTGCAGACATCATTAACTACCATGCGGCACCCGTTACAGTTATTACCGGTGCTAAGGCCTCGTCCCTAGAAAAGGGACCTAAAAAGGTCTGGGGCGGTCTTCCTAAAGACGCCCAAGTCTTTAACCTTGAGGGCGGAGGATCCGGCCTTGACGGTGCTATGAAATATCTAGAAATCATTAAGCGTGCTATGCACGAAATGATTGGTGTTCCAGAAACTGCACTTGGTCAGATCCAGCCTATTTCTAATACCTCTGGTGTGGCGTTGTCTATTCAATTCCAGCCATTGATGAATCGCTATCAGCAAAAAATAGTTCAGTATGGTGAGGGTCTTCGTAGAATCAACGAGCTTATTCTTTTGACCGTTGCTTTAAAAGAACCAGAATTACTTACCTACAACCCAGACTTTAATGGTCCAATTCGTGGAGATCAACTTCCCGTATTAGATCCAAATAATTCAATGACCTACCAGAGCGTAGTTCATTTCCCACAACCTCTACCTCTCGATAAGCTCATTGTTCTTAATGAGATCCAGAGTAAGATGGGTCTTAATCTTGAGAGCCGTCGTGGAGCCCTTGCTACTCTTGGCGAAGAATTCCCAGATGAAAAGCTTGAAGAGATTCGTACAGAGCTTATTGAAGACGCCAAATCAGACGGCGCACTTAACCTACTCAAAGCACAGGTTAACTCAGCTATTGCCTCTCTCACCGGAATTATCCCTGACGGTGGTGGGGAATTGCCTCCAGGAGCTGCTCCTGGGGACGGGACCGGTCCAGGACCTAGCGGACAGCCTGGGGTTGTTACCCCATTTGAGGCTCAGACTCTGGATGAGATGGCATCAGAACTCGTTACCAAAGCCTATGGAACTAAACTTCCAACACAGCGTGGTGGCGATGACGATATGAAGTACCCAGAAGGGTAAAAAACGTTTAGGCTGACAAACTCCTTAATTTTTGGAAGCCTTTACTCACTAAATTAATCCGCAGGTCATCGTGATATTTATTCGGACAACGACCTCTTAAACCTAAGGAATAAACATGTCAGAAACAACCGACGTTGTAGACAGTCCAGCAGCTCAGGAAGCATTCCTAGCTGATGTACCTAAAGCAACAGAAACACCAGTTACACCCATCCAAGCGCAAAACTCAAAGGGCTATACCGAAGAGGATTTGAAGCGAGTAAGAGAGCAAGAGAAATCTAAGCTCTATCCTCAAATTGATTCTCTTAAAGAAGAACTTAATGTTCTTAAAAGAGAGCGCGAAGAACGACTCCTAGAGGCTGACCGCCTACGTGAGGAGCAAGAAGCAGAGGCAAAAAAGAAAGCCGAAGCTGAGATGGATGTCCGCCAACTTCTTGAGACTAAAGAAAAAGAATGGGCGGAGAAGTTAGAAGCTGAGCGCGTAGAGCGCGAAAGAGCTTTTCTTTTGCTAGACCGTGAACGCCAATATTCAGAATTAACAGAATATCGCAACTCACGAGTATCGCAAGAGCAAGACAATATTCTTCCTGAATTGCTTGATCTAATTTCTGGTAATACCCGAGATGAGATTGAATCTAGCATTTTAGGCCTCAAGGAACGATCAGCTCGTATTCTTGATTCAGCGCAAGCAGCTACCCAAAGTTTGCGTCGCGAAATGACGGGGACAAGAACAACCTTGCCTCCGACTTTGGAGAATAACTCGGATCAACAACAGTTTACAGCGGAACAAATCGCCGCTATGTCGGTTGCTGACTATGCAAAATATCGCTCGAGACTACTACCTAATGTAGGTTCGAATAGCAAGGGAATCTTCGGGTAAATAAGTAACACGTCCATTCATTAATGACTAAGGAGTAATACCGACATGGCATCAGCCGTAACAGGTACCGGCAATCTAGCCGCTGCCCCAACAGCGTATTCTGGCGCTAACAGCCAGCTTACACAAGCAATTCAGAC